TTATTTATTCAATTTGAGTTTGTGCTTTATTTTCCCCCATGAAATTTTGCTGATTCCCAGAAAGATTAGAACCATCGCAATTTGCATGATTGGTACTCCTGCCCCCGTATACACACTTAGAAAATAATCTTTTTGCTCTGGCGAGTAGGAACAAAACCATGAAACCCCAAATAAAAATAAAAACTGGGTCAATATCAAACCACTAGTAATGACTAGTGCAGAACAATAAAAACCACGATCTTTTTTAGCATAGATTGAACCTAAGATCAAAAATAAAAATCCTAAAATCGCTAAACATAGAACAACACCACTTGTCTTTTGATAAATCGCAATCATAATATTAGAGATTTTCGCTGTTTTTGATAAAACTAAAATCGGCGGTTGTGGATCTTCACTATTAATCCAATTATTCAATAAAGGAACCCGCAAAAAGTTTTGCGCTGCTTCTACATCCGCATGGGTTCCAAAACTGTAATTCCCTCCTTGATGAAAATCTTTGTAAAATAAATTGTCACTATAAGCTGTCCTAAAAAAATCTAAGAGTACTGGAATATCCTCGGCAATCTTCCCATCTCCTGTACTCATTAAGTAGACTTCACGTTTCTTCTTCAAATCTCCCTTACGATAAGCAGCCCTTAACTCTTGATTGACTTGTTTCCAAAATTCATTGGTTTCTTTTGCGTTATTTTGATAGTAGCCAGACTCATTCAACACATCTCGCAGTGCCCAAAAAATAATGTCTCCCTTTAATTCCTTTACTTTTCCTGCCTGAGTCCAAGCATGTGTCGTATATAATTCTTTGATTCTAGCAGCTTCTTTAGCAAAAGCAGGTGACACAGCTAATGCTTTATTTAACGCTTCATGAGAAACCCAAATCCTACTGTTCTCTTTGTTTATGTTCGTTCCATCATCTATTCGAATCAAGTTCTTCATCAATTGAGCAAACTCTCCGCTCGTACGATCATTGACTACTGCAAGATGATAGACTTCTTCATTTTTATGCTTAATCATTTGATTTGTCACGATAAAGCTGATCATAGGAAGAAAAAACAAACTGAGCTTGATCAGTTTTCTTCGATCAAGGGTAATTTGTGAAAAAAACTTTTCAACAGTTTTCGTTGGTCTAAAATCCACTCCTAATAAAATCTGAACAAAACTAATGATTAAGGCTGCCAGAACAAAAGGCAACAACCAGAGTGAATCTTCGCGAATATACCAGTAAAATGGAAAGATTAGAGACAACAAGAAAAACCAAGGTAAAATAGTTTTTGTTGCACGATATTTACGATAATAAATAGCTAATAAACAAGCAACGATAATTACGACAGATGGAATTACAATGGCGTTTCGATAAATACGTGTCGAATATTCATGGGTAAAACCGATTGGTGAAAATAAAAAAAAGACATAGATAAAAAACAAGATACTATTCTTTTTAACGATCGGCTTTACACTCAGTGTAATCAGCACGCTAGCTAAAATATTAAACCCACCTAATAATAGCGAGTATGGTAGCTGAATTTTATTGGCAAAAGCTAAAAATAAGCTATAAGAAATACCTTTTGATAAAGTTTTAGCATTGTACTCTCCTAACCACTGCCCGTCCACTAAATTACGGGCATAATGAATAAAAAGCTGGTCATCATAGCTAGCTGTCATATCGATGCTGTAAGTCGCTTTGTAATAGAGATAAAGACGTATTAGTGTAAGAATTAGAGCGATACCACAAATAAAATAAAGTTGTTTTTGCCTAACATACTGAAGCATTTCCTTTACTCTATCCATGTACCCTAACCTTTCCTCCGCCTTTCTTCTTGATACTAATCATATTTGATAATTTATTTTTAACCAATTCACTCAACTCCTTATTCAATAAGCCTCTAATAAGTATAGCAAAAATTCATTTCATTGATATTAACCTTAAAAGATTCTTATTAACTTGTTTGATTGCTTTTTTAGCAGGTTCTAAGCGTTAAAAACAAGAATTATACTGTACTAACTTAATGACTGATCTTTTCCACTTTGTAACTATCGTAATCTGCTGTTGTGCAAATCATTTCCTTTATATATCTATTTTTATCAATAGGTGATCAAAAATTCACATTTTTTATTTTGTAATTTAATTTTTAGATAAAAAACAACTTTGTATATCTTTAGACAAGTATTACAGAATGATATATTTTTTTATTAGGAGGTTTATTTCTTTCATTCCTACATGGAAGGAAAATATTTTTATTTTTGGAGGAAAAAAATGGGAACTTTTTTAGTGTTAGTAGGTTTAATTGGTATTTGTTGGGGGTTAGTAGGACTGATTCGATCATTTTTCAAAAAAGGGAATAAAAAACGAAACTTTATTATTATAGGAACAGCATTTATTCTTATGATTTTCGGAGCGTCTATCTCTCCTACCAGTCATTCCGATAGTTCAAAAGCAAGTACACAATCTGAAAAAAAGATCGAAACAAAAAGAACATCAAGTACTTCTAGTGAAGAACAGCTGAAACAAAAAGCTGAACATAAAGAAAAAGAAAAACGGAAGCTTGAAGCTGAGCGTAAGAAACAAGAAGAAGAAAAACAAAAACTTGAGGCTGAGCGCAAAAAACAAGAAGAAGAAAGACAGAAACTTGAGGCTGAGCGCAAAAAACAAGAAGAAGAAAAACAGAAAATTGAAGCTGAGCGTAAAGCACAAGAAGAACGTCAAAAACAAGCTGAAAATGAAGCAACAACAGCACTATCACAAGCTGAAGCTCATCCAACTAGAGAAAACTATAACTCAGCAGCTACTTTAATCCAGGCTATTCCAAACGGCAATCAACACTTGTCTGCTCGACTAGCTACAGTAGATGCAACGATCAAAGCAAATGAGGCAGCTGAAGCAGAACGACAACGGCAAGCTGCGGCCGCACAAGAACAAGCCAATCAAGTTGCAGCAGCACAAACACCGCAACAAAACAACGAACAAACGGTTTATATTGCTCCAGATCATGGTACAAAATATCATTTAAATCCGAACTGTTCGGGACTTAACAACGCAAATTCTGTCGTAGCTATCTCGCTGCAAGAGGCCCAAGCACGTGGATATACGTTGTGTAAGCGAGGTTAATCTAAAATAATAAAATGAACTGTGACAGCAGTGTCTAGCTCTGATAACTAAGCCGGAGAATCCGAAAATAGTCTCTACTATTTTGGACTCTCCGGCTTATTTCAAGTGGATGGCGCTTTACCCCCATCAATCAGAGGTTGTGAAAGCATTGGGGAGCTCCGATGACAATAAGAAAAAATTTTTTGAAATAGTTTCTCATATTTTGAAAAATTTAGGCTTATTTCAAGGAGTTGATGCTTGAACACCGTTTATCCATTTTCAAAGCACAATGTAAGATTTGTCTCCCTAATTTATTTTTTATTGTGAACATTTCCGGTGTCCGGTCTCTCCTAACTTTACTTAAGCATGGTCATACAAAAAAAAGAAAATTTTTACAGCCATTCCCCTGATATTAATAGTCGGATATTAGCTTAAATACCATAAATTTTTTTGCGTTTCTCCTTTACAAAAAGAACGTTTGTTCGTTTAATGCTATTAAAGAATATTTACGGATTGTCATCCTCGAAATCGCTCATAAGGGAGAGTCCACAATGATTAAGAAATATGGCACAGTAACAAAAATAAAAATACTACAAATTGGGGCTCGTCCCTTGATAAGATTTAGCTTGAATGATACGAACTGTTTAATCGCTGGTCATGGTTTAAACTTTCTTGCTGAAGTAGATGAAGGAATGAAATTAGTAATCAGTGGCTATTATAATCAAAGAAACCAATTGGTCGTCAAAGAATATCATGTGCTCGGTCCCACGAAAATACTGATTGATTTTAAAAAAATCAAGAAAGAATTTATTGGTAAAAAATAAAAATTAGTTTTGAAGTATATAACTCCCGTCTAAAAAAATCAGAACTTTTTTGTAAAAGAAAAAAGGTATCCATCTGTCTCAGCGAGTAGGTTTGGATACCTTTTTAAATCAGCAAAATTAGGTTCATTTTTTATTTATATATAAATGCTGTTCTAGGATTACTTATTGTTCCTGTCTCTTTGGTACCTTTCTATCTTTAAACGGATGATATGGTTAATTGCTTACTTGATTAAAGTCAGAAATGATATCATTCAACTCCGTTTGAAGTGTCGAAACAATCAAATGAAAATTTTCTTCATCCGTTTTATCATATGGGGATGTTTTTGTTACATAAAGTAGCTTCTCGTTTTCTATTTTCATTAGAACCTGTGTTGCGGTTTGTACTTTGTTTTGATAATTAAACGCAGACATTCCACTTTGAATAATCGTTATGATTGCGGAAGCAATCGAAACGACTAATAACAAAGACTTATGATCAGATGCCTCGTGAATTAAAATAGGGATAGCAGCAGATAATACGATTTTTATAATATTCCCTATGCCAATGATTCTATTATACGATTGAATATCTTTTTTTAATTTATTAATTGTAGAATCAATCGATTCAATAAACGCTTTTTGATCCATATCATTTCTCCATTCACTTTATTAAAATTTGGTCATAAAACTATTATAATTGGATTTACCTATGTTTCAGCTAATTACAAATCAAAACAAATGGCTATTAAATAACAATTATTATTTTATCAAAATAATGATATATTTGTCAATGATAGTATTCGTGCACGGATAAAAGCTATTGAAAAGATCTGAACAAAGATTTAATCATTACAGACGACATAAAAATCACATTTGATGTATGCTCACAATCTCTGACCAACCGAGCAAAGTAAGCTTGATTGATTTAAAAAATTAAAACTGTGAATACTATTGCCCACAGAATTGACAAATGTGCCCATCTCTCCCCTAACTGTCCATAATGGTAGATATGTGTAAGCAGTGCCTAACCGAAAAGTTGGCATGAAGCATGAAGATATAAGTCATAAAGATATCTCTATTATTCAACTATATGATCAAGTGTCATATGAAAGTATTGAACGAACTTCGATAAGTCCAATGACTATATCAATAATCAACAACGAAAATTTTCTGGACAAAATATTTCTCTGCCAACAAACCAAAAAAGGATGGCTATAATTAGCCATCCTTTTTTATAAATACCTCAATGAGTATCATTTTTCATTTTAAAGGCAAATTGTTTTGGATAATTATTTTTTAATAATTACCTATAACTCCTTATCTTAAAGACGTTCGTTCAATTCTTTGGCAAGGTCTTCAAAGCCTGGTTTGCCTAGAAGTGCGAACATGTTTTTCTTATATCATACATACATTTATTACTTTTTTCTCTTTTGCAAAGTTAAAAAATGCTGAAATATCAGCATTTTATCTATCTCCTGCTTTTTCTATCTTTTCTGATTTTTAATATCACTATCACCAAAACTATCACTAGTTTTTCTATTATTTTTACTTTTTTATATGTATATTGAAATGGGAGTTAGAAAAATTAATAGGAGAACGAAAAAAAGACCTCAACCAAATTTAATTGGCTGGAGTCTTTTATATACCCTGTAGTCCTCAAATCCACCGTTTCCAATTTAAAAGTTAGTTTAAATTTGTTAAATCCAAAAATATCATGTAGATATGTCGCATTATATTAATTTAATTTTTGCTAAGCTACTTAAAAGATTATTATAAGCATCTATCAATAAAGAAAAATCTCCAATGATCATTAACGTGATAAATATTATTATTATAGAAGAAATCCAAAGAAAGAGTATATTTTTTCGTTTTTTTACCATGATTGCTTTGCTTAACTCCATGTCATTGGCAAAAATGCGCTCAATGTCTTTTTCATTTAATATAGAACTATAATATTTTTTATTTTTTTCGTATTGTTCGTTTAATTGATCTATTTGATTGTTTATTTCAAAATTGCTTATTATTAAGTAAATAATAGATATTATTAGCATAGCAACTGTTATAATCGTTATCTCAGGAGTAAATATATTTTCTATTTTCCCAGTAGATAACGTATTAAATAATATAGTGGATATTATAAATGTAAAAAAACTGGTGAAGTTTTTTTTGAAATCATCAGAAAAAGCTGTTGCTTTATCTTGAATTTCTGTATCTAAATTTTGAATTAGTAAAACTACATTATTCAATATTTGGACATATCTATCTACATTTTCTTTTAGATATATTTCATAATTAGATTTAATTGATGGTAAGATATTTTGAATGTTATTAAAAACAGAATTTCCATCATAAAAAAGCGTTATAATATTTCTAGTAAGGCTGATTTTTTCATGTGAATCTTTGTTATAAAAAACCCAGCAATATATTTCATAAAAACTATTTACAATATCTTTATCAGTTACTAGAGTAGAAAAGTTAATCTCTTCAACAACTGTTTTTTGACCATAAAATTTAATATTTAGAGTGTCATCTTCTAAGACAGAAATATTTGCCAATGAACTTAAAGATAATAGCAGGCATAATCTGTCAAAAACCTCAGTTAAACCTATATTTTCTTGGGACTCCTTAACAAAAAAGTCACTAGGGGAAAAAAAGGGTAACGGAGAAATATTGGTATACTCTGTCAAATTGGCAATATTTTTTTTCTCAATTGTTAAGTTTTCTTTTTTTAATTGTCCTAACTTAGAACTAAAAATAAAATGATCAGTTCTGAGTTGTACATCATCATTAAAAAGATCAAACAGGTATATAGCTTCAGTATCATAAAAATATCTTTTTAATTTTCCAAGAATCTCATTTACATTAAGTTTTCGGGAACGGTCATCATTATAAGTTAGAAAAAGTAAAAAAATGTTTAAATCATATATAGATATAGTTATAAATCCTTGAGATTTTTTTTCCTTTTTAGAAATATAAATCTCACATAAAAAGAAATCTTCTTCAATTAGTTCTGCTCTATCCAAAAACTCCTTAATATTGCCCTCTAAATTTTTACGAATTTCAGAAAATTCATTTTCAAATTCTATATATTCTTTTTCTTCGCCGGATTTATCTGAAAAAGTAATAGTAATAGTATCCCTGGCTTGATTAATCGATTGATATAAATTTTCTAAAGTATATATTATTTCTTCAAAGTTTTTGTTGTCAACAAGAAGAGGTTCAAACATCACTTCATTTAGATTTTCTTTTTTGACAGATAACTCTTCCTTAAATTTTTCCATACGAAGCAACCCTCCTATCATTTTATCACCTATTTACCAACGAAAACTTTCAAAGGTCTTCTCTTCGGTCGATTTTATTTTGATGAATTTTTCACCATCAACTTCTTCTGCAGAGATGTTGTTTTTTATTTGATCTGAAGAGCCATTCAATGTGATGTCTACAAATTGATTAACAGCTTTTGTTTCTTGCCATTTTTTTTTATTTATTGCTTTGGATTTAATACTAAACTCAGTATCTTTAAAGTGACGATAATAGCTACGAGCGAAATTCCCCTTCACCTTATCAATATCTAATTCTTCGGATTCTGGAGTATAATCATTAAATAAGCTCTCAACTACATCTTGTAATCTAAAAGTTGGTTGAGTTTTATAAAAAGATAAAAGATTGTTTCTACATAGGATATAATCAGCTGGATATTTTTTTTCTAAAGACGATTTTAAACTATTAGATAATACAGTAAATGATGCTTTCGTATTTTCCTCGTCTGTAGTCATTGGTTCCAGTTCAAGGAATAGATTGTACCAATAATCTGATATTTTCTTATTATTGTCAGAAACTATGACTTCCTCAATTTCATTTTGTTCATTAAATTTAAACACACAAGTTTTCAATGATTTATTTTCAAAAATCAGTCCTTCTCTTGAAACTAAATCATCCTCATCTAAGAAACGATTTGAATCAATTTTAGCAATAACAAAATACGTAAATTCACTGTCACAAAATAAGGATTGAATTAGACTACCCTTTTTTATTTTTTTACCTAATTTACTAATTTTTTCTTGAGTTTTGGTTTCTATATCTAACAATCTTTTGGCTACTGTATCTCTTTCTTCATCAGGAAGTATTTTTTTTATGAAAGATGACCGAACAACTCTAACCACTTCTGTTCCATCTCTTCTGATAGAAAAATGCTTCTTATTAGGATTAAGTAATACTTCATCAGTTAAATCGGATATATATTTTTGTGCATCTTCAGCCTGAATTTTCTTGAAAGTTACACTAGCGCTTATTAAATCAATATGATGCATTGTAGTAAAAAAAGTTTCCATATGTATATACCTCATTTCATATCTGCTAAATTAATTAAACCAAAAGAAAGCCCTAAAGACAATAGCCTCTGGGCTTCTTAGCAGATATAATCTTTGAGGATTATAAAATCACTTTAACACACGGGGAACATAAGTTCAAGTTAAACGTTTATGATATTAAAACAACATTTTGTGATATTCATAACATTAAATTTGTAACAAAAATGTTATATATAATTTTATGTATTTCCCCTCATCGAGGGGCTTTTAGTTTACAAGGTTAAATAGATGTCCTTAATTCGAACATCGTTGACTGCACCTTCACCATTTGCCTGATTACAACGACGGAAAATGATATTGATTTTCATTCCTTTTTTCACCCAACTTAGATCCACAGTAACGTCCATTCCTAAAGCATCGCCACCTTTGTATCCATAGGTTTTCTTCACATCAGGGCGTTTGATCCCTTGTGAAGCCACACGAGTAATTTCTTCATTTGTGCCATGCTTCATAATAAGAATATAAGCACATTTTCCAATTGGACCATCTGGTTTATCTGGCACTAGCCAACCAGCAACTCGAACTTTCCCTTTACCTACTTCATTGAACTTATCCAATTTCGCCCATGCGTTCCCTTGATGAACAGCTTTACTTGCTGCTACTGCTTTGTCATGTTCGGATGGTGTTTGTGGTTTTGTGACTGGTTTCACTTGCGTTACTAATGGTTTGGAACTAGAACCAAAACCATTCGCTATATCTCGTGCAAATTGCTCTTTGCTGATTCCCATACTTGCTAAATAGCCGTATGGATCCGTGTGGTCACCACCATAATTTTGTGTTACCCATTGATGGCTTTTCACTCCTTTTGTGCCTTTTCCGCTTGCATCAAGTGTTTTAGGAATACCGAATTGATTACATAAGTCGCGAATCAATTCCACATACACACGGTAATTTTTTTCAAATAAAGCTTTATCTGTCGTATGTTGTAATTCGATTTGCGCTGGTGCATAACAATTGGCATCTAATGCGCCCCAAGAAACATAGCCTGGTTCTCCAATCAAATAAACGATACCATCGCCTACAATATGAGTCGTATAAGCGTTACGCCAATTTCGTTTCATATAATTTGCTTCATTACGTCCAGTTGCTCTTGGATTAGCTGTTTCATGTGCAATAATGTACCAATTTTGAGCTTTTCTTGAATCGCCTTCGTTTGCTGCTAACATAAATTCTTTGTTAATTGTGTAACTCATTTTCATCGTCTCCTTTATCTAATTTTTTGATTCCATAAGTCGTTTGTTTCCATAATTGATCGCCATACACTGTAATTCCTACAGCCACAATAGCTACAAAAAAGTTAAACACGTTATACCCACCAAATAATAGTGGTGTACAAATACAACTAATTATCGTAAGTGCTAAAGGAATTCTCCAGTCGGGGAACTTAGGAATTTCCTTTAACACTTTTCCTGCCACATATAACCCACACATAGCGAGTATCATTTCAGTTGAGAGTGATTCCACGACACCTCACCACCTTTCAACCATAAAAAAGAAGCACAGAATTATTTCCGTACTTCCTTCTCGATTTCAGTAACTTTGTCATCGATTCGCTTCACATCTGAACGTATAAATTCAAATCCTTTATTCAACTCATTCAACGTAGCCAAAAAGTCTCGTCGGTCCTGTTTTGAGCTTTCTCTTTCATCATGTAGTTCTTTTCGATAGTAAATATTGATTCGCCAAGAAGCGAAAATAATAAACCCGATCAATATAACTGTTAATGGTAAAAAAATAAGCCCGTCGATTGCGACTAGCTTGTTAAAAATCTGATCGATACCTTTCATTTTTTCTCACCCTCTTCCTATTCAGTGAGAATTTCTTTCACTTTTTCATCTTCTTTTTTATCCAAAATTGCTTGAACTTTCTTTTTTAATGTTTTAGGTACGTCATCAATCGTTTTCTTTCCTTTTTTGATTAGGTCTGCATAGATGTTTTCCATGTTACTCACTCCCTAATGAAGATTCATAAATTTCGATCATTGCCACTTGTAAATTCGTAACTTGTTCATTTAATGATTGATTATTTTCTTTAAACGCTTGATTTTCCTCTTGAACTTGTTCAAGCTGTTGTTCGGTCTTGCGATGGATTTCTTCCAACAACTCTAGTTTTTTAGAGAAATCTTGTGTGACAACTTCTTCCCATTTCCGTTCACTCGGATTCCAAAACTGACGATCTAACGGAATATCTGGTAATGGCGGTACCAAGGTATACGGCACTCCTTCTGGAAAATCATCTGGCATGTTTTCCCATACCTTGCAACCTACCGGATAAATATGTTCATACATTGTTTTCATCATTCATTCCCCCTATTAATTTGGCCACGCATCATTTGTAAAATAGCTGACGGTTCCAGAACACTCTTGATTTTCTGGTAAATTTGTAGTAGAAACCATCACAGCAATTCCCGAAGCATTCGCATAAACAGATAATGCAGGATTTCGATTGGTTTTATTCGCCAAAGTTCCACCCCAATCCTTTAGCGAAGTTGGAGTATATCCTTTTGGAAAAGCCATTAAATTTTTCCATCCAGCAAAATTTGCTGATTTATTTGTAATCGCAAAATTAGCCACTACACTTCGTCCACATCGTTCAAATCTGACTGAACTTTCATTGGTAAAATCTGTTGTATTCGTTGTTTTTACTGTTTTTGAAACAAAACGATCTAAAGCTACTGGTGTATCATTCACTGTTGGTGTTTGTAAAAAGTTTTTAAAACCATCAACTGACTGATTACCAGATGTTTGTACTAATGCTTCAGCTCCATCAATTGCTCTAAAATGAGTTTTTAAATATTTAGGAACACCATTTTCTTTTAATTGCACAATATCAGACATTAAACTTCGCCTACTTTCTCAAATGTAATTTTTGCTACTCCATCTAATTTTGCTTTATCTTCTTTGGACATCAACCCATTAGCGTTCGTCGTAGCTACAGATGTCGTTGTTGCATTAACTCCAGGATCTCCCTTATCTCCTTTTGGTAATACAAAATTGAATCTAGCCACAGATGAGGTTCCTACATTTGTAACAGAAGCAGTAGATCCACTAGTAACTGTACCTACAGCAATAGTTGCGGACTGTCCGGGATCCCCTTTATCGCCTTTAATTGTTGTGGGTTTGCCTTCTACAGCATTCCAATGAGTTTGAGGGTAAACCTGAACATTATTCTGTTTTACTTTTACAATATCTGTCATTAGTTTATACCTCCCCTATTTTTTCAAAAGTAAAGTTTAAGCTTTTTTCATTTAGTTCTTGGAGCTGTTTATTTATATATTCAATAGTCATGTTCCAAATATATTTATTTGGATCTTGAAAGTCTTCCAGTCCTATCCCTACATATTTATATTCTGTCGTTAAGCCAGCTCCCTCATCTTTTGTTAGATAATAAGGTGATTCAAATAAATTAGGCTGATATGGCGTAGCTATTGAAGCTTCTTCTAACTTGATATATTCTATGTTGATTGATCCATCTACTATTTGGGAATTACTATCTAAACGTAGATAAGTACGCTCTACTTGTTTCATTTCTACCACGCTACCAGTAACAGAAATAATTTTTGTTTCTCCCGCTAACATAGCAGATAAGTTCGTTCCCAGTAGAATATTGCCCCCGGGAAATTTTCTATAAGTTAGTCGAATTTTTGATAAGTCTCCTAAAAAATCCTCATTCACTGTTACCTTAGCAGAAAGCGTATAGGTTGTTTTGGGTTTAATTTGCACAACATTACCTGTTTCAGCACCAAAACCAGAATTTCTGAATGTCAATTTTACACCTCTATTTTCGTTGACAATTGTTACATTATCTTTTGTTGTAAAATAATCACTAGTTATAGTACTTAATAGATTTGGGTTTCCACTATAATCATAGTCTCCAAAGTCGATGCTGTTTGAATAAACTTTCTTAATTTGAGAACAAGAAGTTATTTCATTATCGTTTGTTGTACTAATAGTGCCATCTTCTGTAATCGAAATATTGGCTCCTGCTTTCAAAATTTTCAAAGACTCTAGCTTCTGTTTCAACTCTTTAGTAAAATTAAAATCTGTTTGCTTAGTTGCAGACAGAATACCTTCTTCAGTGACTTCTAAAAGTTCACCAACTTTTATACCTCCTAATTTTTCAGCAGTAGCAATTGGTAAAAGATATGTTCCACTTTCACCATTTACAATCTTTTGAAACATTTCGGCAGTTAAAATACCATCAGTATCTTCGCTTGCGTAAGGTAGTTTGGTAATCGCATTTTCTAATCCTAAATCAGCCTTCGTTAGAATGACTGCTCCAGATTTACCGTTAACCGAAAGAACTTTTGACTGTCCCGAGGTAATGTTTTCTAATCCTAAAACTGCAGAAACATGAGTAATTGGCATAAATTGACGTTGAACTCCTGTGTCGTCTGTTTCCATCATACGTTTAACCTTCACCAATTGATTCACCTTCTTCCTGAACAACAACTGATTTTCTTGTTAATTCTATAGTCATATTGTCATACAGTACGACTTGTACTTGATCACCTAATTGAATTGTTTTTCCAGTGTAGTATTTAAATGTGCCATTTTTTAATTCATTGGAAGGGACGATATCTTTTTTCTTACCATTTATTTCAATACCAATTTTTGTTGCATCAAATACTTTGCATGTACCAGTAATCCAATCTGTTTTTCCAGCAATATATGGATTAATAGTCAAAATCTTATCTATTACTACTTCCTCCAGAGTAAATACACGCTGTTCTTTATCATCAATTGTGGCTACAATTAACGCTCCTTCGGATATATTATTTTCAATACTTTCTACTTTTTCTATCTCATGATTCCTAGAAAATAAATCATCTTGTAGAATATCCACTACTTCAATTTCAGCATACGCGATAGTAAATAAGCTTGTTCGTAGTTTTTGATATAAATAATCCATATCGGCAAGCAAACGTTCAGAAATTGAATTGTGTCGTTTTCCTTGAATATCTACTCTCGCATCCATTAATTCCGCAAGCATCGTTCCACCAGGATCAATCGTCTTTAAAATATCCTTGATTGATTTAAACCATACCAAATAGTCTGATTCTTGTCCTTCTCTCCAATCTTGGAAACTGTGTTCCTGTTCTTGTCTCCAACGATCAAATTCTTCTTTCCTTTCATTCATCCAGTCCGTAAAATCGCCTTTATTTTCATTAATAAAGTCCGTCATATCCGCGATTAAATCTTCGATTGATTGCCAATAAGAACCCATTTCTCCTTCTGTTTTTGAAACAGCATTAATGACAAAATAAGAGAAGTCTTGAGTTGTTCCAATCAAGTCTTCTCCTTTAAATATAATGAAATTGGCTGTTTGTCGATGTAAACACTGCATGGAATATTTATCAAAAATATAGTTAATTTTCCCTTTTTTAGCATCCACAATTTTTGTTTCTAATTGGACTGGATATTTCCCACCTACAACTGATTCAAAATATACCTTACATTCTGATAAATCGTAGGGAAGACCATTTTCAACTATAATCGCTTCCATAACCTCTGTATTCTTATTGCCTTGTCGAACTTGAATCATCCCCACATAATTATATGGTTCTGTTGTACTTAAAACGACATTCCATTTACTCATAGAATCACCACCTTAAAATTGGATATAATTTCTTGGATTCTCAAAATCAACAACTGGCTGTGGCCAATAATTTTTCATAATTTGAAAATGTAGATGTTCTCCTGTAGATGGACCAGTTGTTCCCATCAAGCCTATTTGAGCACCTTTCTGGACTTTTTGTCCAACAGAAACATCAATACGAGACAAATGAGCATAACCTGTCCACTTCCCATTATTATGTTTAATAACCACGTAATTACCATACCAGTCATAATAATTAGCACCAGCCTGAACAACTTCCCCATCTAATGCTGCAAAAACAGGTGTATTAGGATTTCCATTTACAAGATCAATTCCATTATGAAATTCTTGGCCGCCATTTATTGGACTAGTTCTCCATCCACATTCTGAAGTAACTGTCACTGGTTTTTGAATTGGACAAATGAAATTCCCTCCAGGTTCTGGACTAGTTAATCCATGTAATTTGTTATACCAAGATTGGGCATAATTTTGGCGTTCTGGATGTGCAGAAGCTGGGCGTTCGAAGTTCATTTCAAAAGCATACGCTGCACTTTTGGCATCATTGATCGATTTAAATCCTGATACTGTGGTTGGATTTACTTTTCCGAGCCATTGACCGTTGAACATACACCAATCTAATAATTTTACTTGGGCTTCAATACTTCGATAATCTTCTTGAATCCCTGCGGTGTTCATCAAAAGCTGAACATACTCTCGTCCGTTCCAAGTTGGTGATCCGACTAACGGATAAGCAGAACCATCCCATTGAACAATCCCATAAGCTGGACCACCAAGTTGTTCTGTATCAGGGTTCATACTTGCTCCAACCTCCCCCTGAATATTTCCTAGAATACCTGCAGCTGCATATTCAGAATAACCACGAGCTTTCAACATTGTCCAAATTTTCCATGCTCTTTTTTCAGCTTCCGTCGTCAATTGAGGAGGAATAGTTCCAGGATCACTTCCTCCACTGTTGTTCCCTGTGATTTCTTTTCCGTTGACTGTGAGTTTGCCTTGTACATCTAAGTCTCCAAAATAAATTGCTTTACCATTTCCTAATAAAACTAATCCTTTACCAACTTTAGGAGAAATCAAAATATATTTGCCGTCTCCATTTGTACGAATAACTAAAGAATTATCTTCAATAGGTGTGGGAGTAGAAGCTCCAGGAAAAGGATTACCAGCAGAATCAGTTGTTCCAATCGTTCCAATTGAACTATTAGAATTCCAAAACTCCATTCCTTTTTTGGTTAACTCCATTGTTTTCTTTTTGTTATTCCAAATTTGAAGTAGTCCATTAACTAATTTCAATACATCTCCAGTTTTATTAAAAGAGTTTTGAAAGATATCTGCCTTTATTAATCCTGTTTGAATAAAATTAGCATTGAATATACTATCCAATGTCCAAGCGGAATTAAAAGGACCATTCCAACCATTTTTAGAAAAGGCAATTCCATTTTTGTTCATTCTTAATACTTCTTTTGCCTTGTTTAAATCAGGACTATCCATTATAAAAATATTTGAAGGTTTTTCTTTTGGCCATAAAACTACATAACCGCCTGCATTTCCTTGACCTGCAATCATAGAGGACACATAATCATTAAAACTACTCATATAATTATTCGTAGCATAATCTTTTAATTTATCTTGAATAGTTACAGCTTGTTGTTGATAAAAAGCAACTTGAGTATCCCCAGCTTCCAATTTCAAAACCTTTTCAGATAATGAATCATATTGAACACCGCTAACTTTCGATTCAAAATATAGTTTATATTTTCGATGATATATTTTAAACGTATCAAATAACCCATAATTTCTTATCTTAGCGAATTCTTTTCCTTCTTCTGTGTCCGTTAATTTATCGAACTCAACGGTAATAGAAATCTTCGGTTTATCACAGCCTGGATTAATTGTTTTGAAATAATTCTTAGCTATTTTATTTAAACTATTAACATCTTTAACTCCCTGTTCTTCTGTGAATTGAACGTGTTCTGTATATACATCAGGATAATTATTAATATATTCGCTATCTACTGGCAATCCATAAATTCGGCTAGTTGTACCTGTATCACTTTGAGGATCAGCATAAGGAATAATTCTTGTTTTCACGCCTGTCCAATCTAACTTAACTTTTAATCCAGATAAATCTTTTCCATATCGGATTGTTCCAATATTGTCACGGCCTCTTCGTTTTAATAAGGATAGCTTAAATGGCTCACGTTTAATTTCTCCGCCCCAATACTGAAGTAAAGAACCTTGTTCGCCAGCAATACAATTTAAAACATTTCTTGCTTCAAAAGTTGTACTTGATACAGTTGTAATATCAGAATATAAGCGTATATCTGATTTTTTATCCATATTGTTTTCAATAATTGCCATTGCTTCTCGACCAGTTTTAGAGTCGACTTCAGCAAAAGTAACTGCTCGTCTTCCAAGCCGATTTGTACGACTCTGGGCATAAATAGTTACGGTATCTAAAAAGGTATCGATATCTTTATCATCAATAAAAAAGATATGATACTCTTCTTGGTCATTTGGTTTTGCTTTTATTTGATAGTCATTTTCAAAATATTCATCAAATCGAGTGCCTAATGGATACTCCAACTCTAATTCATATTTTCCATTTGCTACTTCATATATCTCACATTTAGTGGTGTCCTTCAAAATCCCTAAACCATTCGTAGAAAAATCTGTCTCGGTAGGACTATATATTCTTGGTATCATACTTTTCTCCACCACCTAGGTATTATTTCAAACGAATGTATATTATTCGTCCATTTGATTTCATTTTTTCCAGGATATAGAAATGGAAAATCTAAAAATAAAGTGACATGATCTTGATGTTCTAAATTACCATCTAGTTTTCGATAAGACTCTTCTAATTTAGAATCTATAAATAATTCTCTATCTAATAGTTTCAAATCATATTTGTCATTATTAATATAAAAAGAAGCATCTCCAGAACCACTCAATTTAATAAGCGGTTTTGAAGCATACTTCTCTGGATTAAATAACTCGAAAGCTTTTATCTGTTGAATAGCAAAACGACCACTATAATTTTCTTTGAATGGTCGAAGACTAACTGTAAATTCAAATGGAACTATGTTCCCTGTTTTTCTTGTTCCTTTAAATTCTGGCGCTTCGGTTACTATAGCTTGATAGATATATTGTTGATCGTAATAAAGAATAAAATCACTGTAAGAGTTCATATCTAACCATTCAGTAATTCGATCTTCCCATTCCTGCACTAAATCAATCGATGGTGCTTTGTAATAACATTCAATTTTTCTAGTAACGTTTTTGTAATAGGCTTTATCGATAATAATTGAGTCATTGCCTTCACGTTCTCTCAATTCAATTACACGACTAGCTGAAACAGAGGCAGGCCTATTTTGAATATATACGTTAAACTCAGAAGAATAATGTTGATTGATAAAAAATTGTCCTCTTTTAAGTTGCATATAATGTCCCTCCTACTGCATCAGCATCTCGTTTCATTTGTCTCGTCAATTCTGTTTTCATCTTCTTGGCGATTTGTTTAATCATCGAATCAGGTAGATCTCCATAAACATTTAAATGCAAGTGAATTTCATTCACTGCATTTGAAGATGTATTTTGTTTAGCTTGAACCACTGGTTGACTATTAGACCCTGTAACAACTGGTTGAACCGACGGAGTTTTCACTAAATCAGTCATTGTCTGATCCAATTTACTTTTTTCTTTATCAATACCAACGATAATACCTTGAACAATATTTTTACCTACCATATCCCTCATCCATCTAGATGGAGAATGAATACCTAATGCACCCTTAATAGAATCTTTGATACTTCCAGCTATTCCTTTAATAGTCTTTTTCAATGCATTCCATTTTTCTACTACACCATTGATAAGTCCATCAATGATATTCTTACCGATTTCGAATAAATTGATTTCCCTTAATGAATCAAAGATTTCTTTCACCCGATTAATTGCTTTTGAAACACCCTTTTTTAGATTAGTCCATGCATTTTCAGCGGAGTTAACAATTCCAGTAACAATATTCCAGAAAGATTCCTTGATGTTATTCCAAGTATTGATCATGGAATTCTTTATAGAAATCCAGGTATTGTATGCTATATCTTTAATGTTCTGCCAAGTATCTTTGAAGAACTGTTTAATATTGTTCCAAGTAGTAATAGCATTATATTTTAAATCAATCCAAGTTTGAATAATCCCGAATTTTAATTCAATCCATTTTTGAATAGCAAAATACTTAATGTCAATCCAAAGATTAATAAAAAAGTATTTTACATTAATCCAAATTGATTTAGCTTGACTTACTACTTCATTCCAAATATTTATCAAAGTAAGTTTGAAACCTGTCCAAATATTAAGCGCAGCAAAATAAATATTTGTAACGTAACTAACAAAAATATTTTTTATAGACTCCCAAATATTTAGAGCACTTTCTTTAATATTATTCCATACACCAATCATGTTGTTTTTTGTTTCTTCCCATCCACCAGAAATCATGGAGGTAATAAACAAAACTGGCGCAAGTATAACATTTTTTAAAATCTCAAAAACATTTTTACCAATCTTAACTAAATTATTCCATAAGGTCTCTAAATAAAAAGTGACATGTAAGAATGCGTTCTTTAAACCTATAATCAATGGACCAGCAACTTCCATAATAGAACCTTTAATTTCATTCCATTTTTCAGTTGCCAATTCTTTTATACTCTGCCAAATATCAGAAAACCATTGCTTTGTATTTGACCATGCGTTTTTTACACTATCAACTGCATTAATAGATGTTTCTACTGTTTTATCAAATAAACCTGTTGCTCCATTTTTAATGTCTTGCCAAGTATTTGAAAACCATTCCTTTATTCCAGACCAAGTATTCTTGACACTCTCAACGGCATTTGATGCCAATTCTTTAGCAGAACTCCAAGTATCAATTCCCCAATCTTTTATATTCTTTAATACACCAAGTACGGAATCTTTTACATCATTCCAAACGGATATAACTTTGTTTCTAAACTCTTCGTTGGTTGCCATAAAATAGCCAAATACAGCAATCGCTCCAACAACGGCTCCAACAATCAAAACAAACGGATTTGCGGCGGCTATAGCCCCCATAATCTTTAGTGAATTTCCAACACCGATTATGGCATTCTTAAAATTATTGAAGCTTTTTATAATTGTTGGTATTCCTTTAAGTTGAAACATTAATGCGCCAAAAGCAGTAGTTGCAGGAACCAGAAATGGCATCATGAATTTCAATGCAGAGCCAAATTTTTGAACTGCATCAAAAAGATTACTTAAAAAAGACACTGCTCTAGGAATATTCGCAGCCATCACTTTCAAAAAAGATTCCATGGAACTACCTACTTTATCAATAATTCCTTTAAATCCACCTAAATCTTCATCCACAAGGGCTTTATTTAATCCTTCTATTACTTCGCCAACACCACGAGTAACAGCTGTTTTGGCATTCTGGATAGAGGTTTTAATCCCTTTAGTTGAATCTTTTGCAATTCGATTTAATGATTTAAGTCCTCCGCCACCTTTAGTATCCATTTCTATTAATTGATTTTGGAACTCTTCAACAGAAATCTTACCTTGAGACAAACCTTCTTTAAGCTCTCCCATTGTAATTCCCATCTTTTTAGCGATAGCAGATAGAGTAGGACCAAGTTGAGCATTAATCATTGAATTCCAAGTTTGTGCATCTACTTTTCCGTTTGAGAAACTTTGAGATAGCTGAATAACAGCTTCATTTACTTGATCAGTTGAACCACCAAACCCAAGAATCCCATCATTTAATGCTTTAAATATTTGAGTCGAACGAGTCAAATCCCCAGTAGAAGAAGCAAGAAGTTGTACATGACTTATCGCATCATTCAAAGCGGTAGGAAGTCCTTGAATACCTTGAGATAAAAGCCCATTCTTTCCGATATTTTTCATAATTTCTGAATTGCTGAATCCCATATTTTGGAAATTTCGTAGAGCATTATTCATCGTATCTACTCGATCAATTGCTCCACTAATGGAACCTTTAATTAGATCAAAACCAGCTCCTAAAATTCTAGTCACTCCACTGGCTAGAAAGCTACCAGCAAATATTTTCCAAATACTACCTAATGAACTGCCACTTTTTCTACTCGTTCTTTCGATAGTTCCATCAAAAGAACCTAGCTTTTTGACAGCATTATTCATGCCAGCAGTAAAACCTGATTCATCTAATATCATCTTCAGAATTAGGTCATCGTTATTCAAAGTATCACCTCCTAAAATTGGGTGAAGTTATCGTAGTACTCAACATCCTCATGCTCTTTTACTGCATCTCGAAAAGCAAAAAGACGCATTAACTCATCAAAGTCAGTACGTTCAATTTCTGGTAACGTCCAACCTGCTTCGAGTAATTGCGTCTTTAAATCTAATTCTCGATAAGTAATCGAATGTTTAAAATAAGGATACTTGAGAGCTTCGCTTACTTTTTTTTCGTCTCCGTATAAGTTTCATCAAAGCCTGCGGTAACAGATTTTAATAACTTGCCTGTCAATGGAGCAATTTCTCGAGCATCAATCCCTTGACGATAATCTTCACCAGTAAATTGCCCTTCAAACAAAGTATCCGCAATAAATGAATAAGCTCGACTTAATGCTTCTGATACTGTTTTTCCATCTACAGCATTTTGCATTCCTTCCATCACTTCTGCCGCTTCTTCTACAACTGGACCTGGTAGAAATTCAGCAGATTTGAATTGCACTTGTTTATATTTCCCATCCTCATTTTTTTTCATTAATTTAATTGTAGTTTGATATTTAGACATTATTTTTTACCTCCTGCAAGTTCTTCTTGTTCTGCTTCTTCAATTGGAATTGCTACTTTTGTAAACCAGTTTTCGATCATTGTTTGATCAACGCCTTCATCATCTTCATCAACTGAGTACATATATCCAAGTCCTGGTACATCTACAAATGAACCCTTCCAAGTTGGATGAGTAAAACTTACTTTACTTCCTTCAATAGTTGAAGTTTCATCTGAATCTAAAGCAAACTGCCCTTTATAAAAGACTGTATAACGATATTTTCCATTCGACTTTTTACGCCGATATGCAAAAGCCCCATCTTGGGCAATATCTTCTCCAGAGCGCAACGCACCACCTTTGACAAGTTTTCCTCCAGTGATCGCTGTTAAAACTTTATGACTATACCCATTTGCTTCTAATTCAACTTCTGCACCACCAAACGCAGTGAATTGATCTTGAACAACTGAATCACCATAGTCTTGTGTTGTTTCGTAATTAGCTGTAGGTTTGATACTAACTGCTGTTCCCATCGTCATTGCAGTATCATATACTGGAAGTTCTCCTGTCTCATCTTTCAAAGGAAACCAAGTAGGTTTTTCAACAGAAATAATTCCAGTTTTACTTCTTTTTTCTCCCATTTATTTTTCACTCCATTCAATATATTGTGGAAATCCTAATGTAAAGCGAATGTGTTGAACACCATCTGTTTCATCAGGTAAATAGTTTTCTGGAAATAGTGTTTGACTATCAATTGTAATCGTATTAAAAAAAGCCCCACAGCGTGAGACTAATTCATTCACTAATTTTTTATCAGATTTATTATCAATCAATGCAATATCAATTAAGAAAGAAACATTTTGAACATCAATCCCTACATTTTCAGTCCCAGATTCCATTACGGATAATACAAAGTAAAAATCTTTAGTTGACTGCATAACTGAATCAAGATATATTGTCCCATCTGGATATATTTCTTTTAATTTACTACTGATTTCAGCAATGATTTTATCTTTCATGTTACTTTCCTTTCTTAACGATTTTTATTGCCATTTGTTTAAATCTTCGAGGAATATAAGACATATTTGCAAGATTCGTTGCACGGGGTCAACATAAACCGTCCTTTTACAAATCCACCATTTTTAGTCCTGTGTCCTTCTTCCACATACTTAAAGTAATGTTCATTATTTTATAACTGCTCCAACAATACGACCAGTTGAAAGCTTCCTAGCTTTTACTACTCGATAACCACGTCTTAAATCACCTGATTTTACAGGAGTTAAAGGTTTAGCTAGGCTAACAACTTTATTCATCGAATCATTTACAAAAGATATTCCTTCTTTTTGAGCAATTACAGTCATATTTTTAAAATTTTCAATGATCTTTTCTGCATTAGATTCATATTTGAGATCACCCATTTTTTTCACTTCCTATCAAATTTACTTCACAATGACTAGGATAGTAAAAAGGCTTAGTAGCAAATAGAGAAAAAATTAAGCCACTGGCCTTTTGAGTTATTGTTATTCGATCTCCTTTTTTGAGTTTAATCTTAGGATGAATAAATAATTTATATGTGTCAGTCGAAACATTTACCATTTCTCCATCTTCTATGACTGCTAGTCCATCGATTTGACCTTGTGAAAGAGCGCAAGGGATAGGATTATCACATACTTTTTTATAATCTTGAATAGTAATATTTGTATTAGAATCTTCAATGTCCATTAGTCTTTCGATAATACAACTATCTTCGTAAGTAGTTTCTAAAATATCTGCTTCATTCATTAAAAAAACTCCAATCCTCCACAACCAATAACCCTTCGTATCAAATCGCCATATCCTAGAAGTAACTCACTAACAGCATTCGCTGTTGACGCATAACTAATCGTCGTATCGCCACGTCTAACTGAAGATACTTTTTTTTCTGATTCATTTTTTATTATTTGATACAACACTTCACTAATCACGCTTTTTAACTTTTCCCATGAAACATCATTTTTACAACTATTGTATGATTCAATTTCTAGCAAAATTATTTCTAATAAATTAGTTATGCGTTCTTCACTCAAATCTGGAAAATCTTCTTTTATAGACTCAATGATTTCCGTTTTTAGCGATTCATCCATCAGATCACTTCCTAAATTTCATTAACATCAATTGCATCTTCCAAAATTGCAATTGCTTCTTTATCATCTATAGAAATGATAAATTCGTTATTTGAATCTGCTGTGATAAATCTACGAGTTTTAGGATGAACAAACCCAACAAAATTTTTAGTTTTACCTACTCTATATTTCACGACTTCATCTTTTTTAGTTTCATCTTTTTTTACCACTGTAATTCCTCCTATCAAAAAAGGGAGTACTAACTCCCATTTATTCAGACTTTAAATTTAAAATTGCCCCAGAGTTTGAAGCGTTGTATTCAAGAGAATATTCACCTACAAGACCGATACGTCTTGAATCAGTTGTTTTTGCAAGTTCTTCTGCTCTCCATTCACGTAATGGACGTAGTTTCACATAATTAGTATCGATTGCGGCAATTGTTCCTTTTGGCAATGATGGTTCTAGTAAAGCAATACCTGTGCCGTAATTAGACACGATATTTCCAATTTGCAATCCAAAAGTTACTCTTTCCCCGAACTGAACAATTTTTGTTGAATTTCCATCTAACTCATCAGTCATTAACTCCTGCATATCTGGAGAAATTAAGCATAGTTTTTCTCCCATATAACCTTTTTCATACATCAATTTAAATAAACTATCGATATCTTTTCTTGTTACCGCACCCGCAGTAGCTGTTTCTGCCTTATTTGCTGAATTGATCAAATTCAAAATTCCATTCATTCGACGACCTTTAGAACTATTTTCATCAGCTTTTACACCAGTAATCAATTTTCTGTTCAAATCAATTTTCATTTCCATACCACGTAGTGCTACTTGATTAGTTAATTCGTTTCCGACACCATTCACATTAATAGCATCTAACGTACCAGATACAGAGGTTGATTTTCTAAAAATTTCTGTATAGTTGTTAAACCAAGTTCGACCAGATTCAACATCTGGATAATCTCCGCCCTCAAGCTTTTCAGAAGAATCATCATTATTAATATCATATTCACGCCATTTAATTTCCGATGATTCAGCTCGTTCGGTCTTTCCGACGCCAAGTAAATAGCTTAAAAAAGGTGTATTTGGTATTTGCATAGCATTAATCGCTGGTGAAATATCCAAATACTCTAAATTATTTAAAGATGTTTTTTTCATAATTTGTCACTCTCCTAATTAAATTGTTGTAACATTTCGCCTAACTTACCCATTGGATCACCAATATTTTCTTGTTTATTATTAGTTGTTTGTTTCTGTTTTTTCGTACCAAACGCTGTCTGCATTTCAAGACTTTTAATTTCTTCGGAGTGTTTTTCTTTAATAGATTCCAAAACGTTAGTAAAACCTTCAACAGCTTTTTTAGTGAATTCTGTATCAGAACTAACAAGATTATTTAACATAAATTGAGAAATAGAATCTTTTAATTCTCCATCTAGTTCTAGCCCAGCAATTTGTTCTGCAACAAAAGCTTTATTATCACTTGTCACACGCAAAGCCTTCTCAGCTTCGAATTCAGCTTGTAATTTTTCTAGTTGAATTTGTTCAGGTGACTTATGTTTCTTAGATTCCTCATATTCCTTGATAGTTTCCTGTTTAATTTTATCTAGGTTATTTTGTTTCCAAGCTTCCAATTGTTTATCAGCAACACTTTGAGATTGTGACTGAAGAAATTTTTGAGCTTCTTCATTGGATTCCACAAAAGTTTTGAAATCCTCAAAAGAAAACTGTGGATCGTCACCTTCGGCAAAGTATTGCAAGTTCATCGGTATTAATGATATGTGTTTCATGCTTATTCTCCTTTCGCCCCACGATTCGTTTTCACGCCCCGCATTTCTTTGAGTTTTAATAGTTGCGCCCCACCATTCAACCAAGCCCAGTATTGCGCTAGTTTAACGTCATTTTGGACAAAATAAAAAAGCCTAATTACTAGACTTTCCTTCTTTGTAGTCAGTTCTAACAACAATACAACCCATCTTTTCATACCAATTAACTGTTTCTTTTAAATTTGGTAATGTATGAGATAATAATTGAATCGTTAAATTAATGGTATTCTTATGAGCTGGAGTATTATCTCGATAATTAACAATTTGATTGCCAATAACCACGTAGGCATAATTACCATTCCAATGATCTCTCAAGCCATTAGGATGGTTCTCAGACTCAATAGCTGTTTTGTAGGCTTCTGCAATATCAGCATTTACATTAATTGTTAGTAGCGCTTCATAAAAATCTTTCATTCTACTTCCTCCGTTTCAAATTGATTCCAAAAGAATCATGTGCAAACTCATCTAATAAATCGCCAAATAAACGGTCATATTCTTCATCAATATCCTTTCCTAATTTTGGTAAATTAGGAACATCCGTACATCTGCAACGACTATGGAAAGGCGCTCGATTCTCACCTATGACAGCATTTTTCAATTTATAGGGATTCTTACTTGCCTTTCCTCCACAAATTCGGCAAACTCTCTCATCCTTTGCAGTTAAAACATTGTATTCCTCAATGCCTGTTTCTAAATATGATTTTTCAATACCGTCTTGAGCAAATTTTGCATACTCCGTTCGAACGAGATTTTCTATCGCTTTGTTATACTTTGATTCTTCTAACTTAAACATGTCACAAATTTCTGAGTCTAATCGCATGGTATTTAAAGCTTCTATAACGCCTTCTCCACTAGCTACACTTTTTACAATAGCGTTAGAGAGTTTCTGTTCAAGCGATGAAATATTTCCCCACAGCCTCCTAGAAAATGTTTTACCCGACCAAGGATAGTTTAGATAACTCTCTAATTCCTCTTGGGATAAATAATTCGGCAAATCAACGCTTAGTAATTGAGCTAACACATTTGCATTTGAAGCATATGAACGTTGCAATATCTCTTCCAATCGATCTGAAAAATACTCGTTCAGATCTGCATTTATTGCATGGTATGCAAGGATTTTAAAGATATCAGAACGTATCTGTAGCAAACGATTAACCTTTGCATAATCAAAAGATGGAAAAAATTCATCGATAAACTCTTTGTATTTTGAATCATACATTTTGAGAGATTTATAATTTTTTTCCACATATTCACGATATTTTTTTTGGTCACTTTTGCTGTAAAACTCCATCATTTCAGCATAAGTAATATCATGTAAGTCTGCTTGAGATAATAGTTTTGCTTGTATCTCTTTCAGTGCTTCAGGAAATACACTAGTTAATTTTTTAAGTGTCTGATTTTCTTGTTTGAGCCTTGCTTGATCCTCCAGTTCTCGACGTTTGGTCCAATACTTCGTTTCTATGGTCATTATTGCCACCTCCACCAAAATTGTATTCACTATCTGGATAAGCATTTCCACTTTCCAACTCCATTATTTCATTTTCATAATCAACGTCTGTCACAAATGGAATTTGTCTTTGAATGGTTCGTTTGGATACATAAGGTGCAAGCTTAGGTAAAGCTTCAGCTAGATAACTCAAATCAGTAGGTAAAGATCTGGAGAAAGTAAAAATAATTTTTTCAGGCTCAATCTCTACTTTGTCATTGAATTTTAGAAAAGCTGCAATTGTTTCTGCGCATTCTTTCAGTCCTTCTCTAAAATATTGCTCTTTAGTATTTGTTTTTGCTTCTAGGCTAATGATTTGCCACTTACGAGCTTCTCCAGAACTGTTTGATTTAAACACCTCATCGTTAAAATCGATTGCTTTACAAATGGTGTAAAATTGTTTTTTCAATAGATCCATATGATATTCATTGAAATCTTTCGCTAAATCTTTGGTGACATATTCTGCTTTTGCTGTAGGGTCTTTTAAGTTAATAATCCCTAGCTGATTCATCATTTCTTTAGCAGTGTCTTTGCTCATTGTCGTACCAGTAACAAGCATGTACGCAAGCTTAAATTGTTCGATTTCGTTTTGCTGATCAGACAAAGCACGATCAATTGCATCTCCAATTTCCTCGGCTACTTCAAAATCACAATAACGATTCGTATTATTTTTAAATTCGGATAAATTAATCACTTCTAAAGGATTTTTTGTTTCATCGATTTTTTTGAACGTTCCGTTAGTAATAAAATTTAAATCGCCATAACAAGCATATGTCGTAATTTCATTTCTAGTTATAACTTTCATTTCTTGGAAAAACTTTTTCTGATAAGAGTCATACTTTTCTTTAATATAGATTCCAGCATTTCCATATCTTTCAGCTCTCCAAGGCTCAATATTGCTTGCTCTTAACTCCCAAACCATCATCTCCTTCCACAGGCTCTAATAATCGGAAAGCTACTCCACATGCACCTTGGAAAGTGGCTGTCTCAGGGTCAAGCATTGCAAATCTCATGGAATCAAGATTGGTTGTTAATTTGTTAAAAGCTTCTGGAACTGTTGGAAGCTCTGTATCATTTTTTTAAGAATTTATCTTTTAATTTTTGAATGAGTGTTCTTTTTTGTTCCGATACATCGTAATCCCATTTAATAGGTATACCAGTAAAATGATTGACTGCTTGATCTACGACAATCGAATACATACCAGCATGAAGTTTATTATTAACCTTTACAATATCAGTGTTAGGCTTTGGTCTTTTGTCTATTTCATTCTTTTCGCTAGTATACGCTAGATATTTCTTTCACGATCAGCAAAAAATGGTTTCATATCTTCTATAAAACCATTCGGATCAAACATTCCATCTTCAATTTGTGTTGCATATTTAATACGTTAGCTTCTTATATCTCTCTAAAGATAATACTGTACTAATCAAAAGCTCACCTCCTAAAATTGAATAAATTGATAGTGACTTGGTGGCTCATAAAATGCTAAAGCCAACGCATCAGCAATATCTGGACTACCAATGTTTCGCTTTTTCATATCATCTTTACTTTCTAAACGAATACGACTTCTACTCGTCATTTTGAATTTACGTGTACTCAGTTCTTTAATCAACGATCCATCATCAGGCAATTCAATAATCGGTTGTTCACCGTTAAGATTTGCTGTCATATTTTCTTCTAACATTTCCTTGATGTTTCCCCATAGTTGAGTACCTAAATTATCGTAAAAATCGTCTTCTGATGTTGAACCATTATTCACTCCAAGCACCTCAAAAGGATACTGATTGTCTTCTATTAATTCTTCTAGGCGGTCAGTTACACCACCTCCGACACCAGTGTCATCAACTTTAATCATCACTTTATCAATACTTGGATATTGACTCATTAGATTCTTGGCCATATTGATGACATATCCTGTTGTTTCCATGGTGCTACGTTTTGAATATTTCTCATATTCTAATGCCCTAGTAGCAATTCTAGGGAAAAGAATCGTAGAATCATCACCCATACCGAGCTACGTCGACACCAATATGAGCAACCGTTGTTTTATTGACTAAAGAATCACTAATTTGTTTTTCTGTAGCCAATTCAACCGTTTCAAGACTGATAAATGAATCCAACGCTCCTTTCGGAAATTCTCCAAAAATACGCACACGAGCAACGTCGCTTTCTTTTCCATACTTTTTAAGGATCATCTCTATGTTATCTTTGTTTGTGCGTTTACTATCATAACTAGATACTTTATGGACTCTGTATTTATCACGGTCTGAATTGTGGGAATCGTAAAAAACACCTTCAATATTATTTGGGTTTCCACACATCAATAGCTTATTATCAAAACCTGATAGCGTACCAAGAATAGCTTCCATAATTGGATCAGATACACCAGAAGCTTCATCTACAACAATCAACATATGGTCCTCATGAAAACCTTGCATATTTTCTGGCTTCGTTGCTGTTCTAGCTGTAGCAAACCAACGCTCTGAATCACCAACCATATAAATTTTGGTCTTTGTCCACTTCAGTAAGTTTTTGATCAAGCTATCATTTAGCCATTTAGCTACTTCTGCCCAAAGCACATCGTAAAGTTGTTTCATGGTTGGCGCTGTAGCAATCACTTTTGCGTATGGTCGACAAGTTAAAAACCAAAGTATTGCTCCTGCTTCCAATGCTGTTTTTCCAACACCTTGTCCAGAACGAACTGAAACCTTTGGAAATTCAGCCAAATCATTCAAAACACTTTCCTGCCATTCATCAGGATCCAAGCCCAATATATCTTGGCAAAAAGCTACTGGCTTATCATAGTAATAATCAATCGCAGCACCTATATCAGCAAAAGGAATAAAATCATTACTCATTCTCTCTCACCGCCCGTTTATTTACTGCATTCAAAACTGCTTGCTTCCATTCTTCCACTTCTTCGCCAGAATTATTACCGCCAATATCTGCTATTTCAGCTTGAATTTTCTCGGTTTGTGCTTTCATTAAATCAGTCTTGTAATCTGTTATATATAGTTCATTCATTTGCTTAATGGCTTTAGTTAACTGATTGCTAATCCGAGTTAATGAATCTTCAATTGAAAGAATGTCATCAATTTTGCGATGTATTTTTCTGCTAACTTGAACATCTTGCATAACCTCTCGCTTAATTTCTAGCTTTCTACCGTCTTTTTCAATCGGCGTTTTGATTTTCCTTAACTGTTGCAGACGTTCAATTTCTTCATCATTTAAACCAGCCTCGGCTTGCTGTATTCTTTTCATCATTCGCAGCTGTCTTATCTTCAGCAACCGAATTTCCTCAGACAAAACAAAAGAAGGATTATTATTCAAATTAGAATAGATGTCCTTCTCTTCATCGCTTAATGTTTCGTAAAATATAGTTTCATACTCGCCAGTTTTCAAAGCGTTCTTGTTCCCTACTGGCGGTGATGCTCGGCTATTGCCTTTATTCCCCTTTGCATTCTGATTACCAAAAGGAGCGCCACCTTGATTGGTAACGTTACTTTTGCCAATGGTAACATTACCTTTCAATTCAGCGCTCCACTTGTCTTGAGATTTCCATTTTCTAATTTGAGAATCTGAAACATTTAATTCAGATGCAATTTCTTTTAGTTGCTTTTCTCCGTTAGATTCTAACCAAATTTTCTTGGCTTCGTCACGCCTTGAATCACGCTTTCTTGCCATTCAATATACACCACCTCACATTCTTTTTGGTTGAGTTTTGTTTTTCTATTTTTCAATATCTTTTAGCATCAAATCGGCTTCAATTAATATCTTTAAATCAGAAAATTAATTAATTCAATTGGCATTTGTATCCCTCAAATTCTTGTTTATGTTTTCTTGAATATTCTGCTCACTAAAATACCCACGTCCACAGTAACGAAGGTTGTATTTGTCAATTTCTTTCGGAGTCGCTTCTCGTGTCATTTCAATAATCGAATACTTCTTTTTGATTTGTACTGATCTAACCATTCTCACCGGATCGGATTTGTTTTGTTTAGGGTATCTATTTGAAAATGATATGTACCAATAATTCCTCATATATAATTCTTCCTTTCAGCCAAATAAATCAACTCAAATATTTACCTATATAAACTACAAGCTTATCTATATGAAACGTCTTACCAATTTTAATTTTGAATTCATTCCAAGCTATTACAAGATCGTCTAATGTTTCACTGAAGCTACTACTTTGTTTCATATTTATTCCTTCTTCTTTCAAAATAAAAAGACCACTCAATGAGTGATCTTACAGTGTACAATTATTCTTCTAGATCTTTCCCTTACAGTCCGCATGTTAGTTTTACCTCAGGGTCCGATTCTAAATATTTTTTGTAAAAAATTTTTAATTGATTCAAATCCATAGCTTTCTCTTCTCTTTTACCTTTTGGAGCTACCTCAAGACGGATTTCTTTAAATTCATTATCCTTGACGAAACAACGTAATTTATTTAAGTAATATCCTGCTATGCCTCTGCATCTCCATTCGGATTCAGTCTGGATTAACTGCAGCTTCATATAGTCTACTTCTTTCTTAAAAGCACGGTTAATGTTCTCGCTATTTGGAAAAAATTCCATTCTAAAGATTACGTCTTTATTACTGTTTTTCAAGAAGGATGTTATACCCACAATCCTTCTTACTGTTTTTGCTGAAACAAAACTCTATGCCTCGTTCCTTTAAATTATCAGGCAGTCTCCAAGATTGTATTTCTTCGTTTTTCATCATTTTATTCACCTCATGATAATATTACCATAAATCGCTGGTAAGGATTTGAACCTTACATAACCATGCCGAAGCATGATAATAGGACTCATCTATAGCATCTACCTTATTCCGCCACAGCGATCAAAAAACAACTTGCGAAAACGTTTTCTTAGTGTATACTTTAGTTATCAACGTAAGGGAGCGTTGAAATTATAATACAAGGTAGTGGATAAATATGGAACAAGTAAAGATCTTTGCGCTAGAGTATGCAGTTAGTGTTTTTAATGAGATTATTTCACAAGATTCTGATAGCGGAAAATTTAAAATTGTTTGGAACACTGATAAAGGTTTTGCAACATGTGAAACCCTTTTATGGACAGACTACGATTATGTAGTACTTTCCGAAGAACTAGGTTATGAACGATTTATACAAAGAACCTTAGATCCTTCCTCTGATAGCGAAAACGCACTCAAAGTTGTGCGGTTTAAATTATTTGACTACTTCAGAAATAGAAGTGCTTCGACTTTTACAAAAAGACCAGATCAGCTTTTATTGTTTTTACTAGACATTATTGATAATTCCGGAATAGAAGATTTAGAATATCCGAATTATTCTACTATACGGAATTTTAAAACATTGGACGGACTAATAGATTTACCATTTATATTAAATATAGATTTAAATCTTTCGCCTGTCAGTCTAATTAAAGAACAGACAACAACCCCATAAGTAGAAAATAAACCATTTTGATTTGATTTATTTGTAGCTGTTGTCTGCTTATTAACAATTTTTAGAATAGACAGCGATTGTATAGAGAAAACACATGTGAGTAGTTTTTTTAGATTGCTGTCTATTCAAAAGAAGAAGTTTTTAAACGATGAAAGGAGACTACCTCCCTTCATATTTTTTTGCCGATTTCTGTTTCCTAATTTTTCGACACTATCATAATAAAACATTTGCTAGGTAGTTGATTGGTACAAAAAAGAAAGTATTTGGGTAGTAAATGGGTATAAAAAGTGTAAAAACTGGCTACTTAAAAGCAACCAGTTTTAAGGAAGAAGCAAATTGAATGATGATTTTGTTTGATTCTGCTTTAACAGATTCCTCGCTCGTATTATTTCTTTGGGCAGTTACATAAATCGACATACCGTTGATATAGCGATCATAGAATATCTTTTTTCGTCTTTCTGTTACATCAGGTTTATGCGGATGCTGAATTGCTGAATAGCCACGAATGAACAGTTTATGCAAATACTCAAATTCTTCTTGTGCTTCCTCTTTCTCGATCATCATTCGTTCTGCTTCAAATGTATTATTTGCTGTAGAAGGCGGAACCAAGGAGTAAGTTGCTGTTACTTTAGGTTCACGAGGCTGACCTACCCTACACCTAGCTGACAGATATGCGGAAAGGAATACAGCGACATTGTGTTTCGTGCGTTCCATATCCACATCTTTTGCCTCTGGTGTCTCATACTTCTTTACATCGAAAAGTACCATCCATTGATTCCTCCAATTATGATATAATAATTGTGTCAGAATTATTATTCATAGTCGGAGGAATCCGGCTTTTTTTACTTCCCAAATAATTATGGATTCTAGAACCATAATTTATTAGCTTTTTACTTATGCATCTAAGTCTTAATCCCTAATACCATCAATTCATGTAATGATTCACGTTAAATACATAAAAAATATTCTTTAATTTTTAAATATTATCATTACTATTATTTGATATAATCTAATAAAAAACGAAATGAGGTTATTTTATGAAAAAATGTTTTTTTGTCACTCCTATAGGAACTGATGATTCTCCTGAAAGAAAAAATTCCGACACAGTTCTCAATCACATCATAAAGCCAGTATGTGAAAGTATAGGTTTTGAAGTAGTTCGTGTAGATCAACTACATACTGTTGACAGAATTGATCATACTATTACAGAGTATTTATCTACATCTGACCTTGTGATTGTCGATTTAACTTATCATAATGCCAATGTTTTTTATGAATTTGGTTACAGACAAGCATTAGGCTTGCCTCTTATACCACTGATAACTGAAGGAGAAAGTATCCCATTTGACGTAAATACACTTAGAACTATCTACTATGTTACAAATGATTTAGATAAAGTAGAAAATGTGAAAAATAAATTATTGGAAACAATAAAACATATGACATTCGAAACTCCTCAAAAGCCAACAACTAATGAAACAAATATTGATAACACTTTGCTTTTAAATATTATTGATAAACTTGAAGATATAGAAACTGCTGTTCAAGTTAGAAACGATAAAGAAACAGAAAGAATTGCTGAACTTATGTCCAAGTATTCTCATCCTCAAAAATCTGCAGAAGCAGAAATATTTAGCAGTATATTTGGTCCTATGATGCAAATGGCAGCACAGGATCCAAATTCACTAAAAAATATTAGCGATGCTTTCGGAAACACCGATTCTTAAGTTTTTCGCCTTCGTACAGTCCTTTATAATAAGCTATAAGGGACTGTTGTTTTTTGATTTCTTGTGATAATTTTTCTATTATTGATAATAATATTCTAGTCACTTCAATACCTCCTCACTAGGCTCATAAAGCACCGCAAACTTCCAATAATCAGGATTCACTGACTTAATCTGTTCTTCAGTCAGCAACTCATGCCAGTCGTCCTCATTCTCATAATCCCAAATGATGTCGTACTCTCCTCTACGCTCGACAAGTATCTTTTTGTTACCTTCTTTGTCTGTTAGCAATGGGACCATGTACAGTGGCTCTTTCTCGACCTCGTAGCCGTCCTTCATGTGAATGAGAGTTTCGATTGGTTTGTTTTCAGCAACATCTAACCAATTCTCAAAATCTGTCTTGTGTGGCCATTCTTCATCATCTAATTCTCTGATTGCCATAAAAATCGCTAAATCCAATGTATCTTTATTATCTTCAAACCACTCCGCCACGAACGAATCAACAACTGGCTTCTGCGGTTCGTCTAGTTGTTTCATTACCGTAATACCAGCATTTAAACCGTTATTGAAACAATCAGCTCTCATGTCTTCACTTTTCATTTTAATGCTTTCTAATACCTTCTTTTATGTTCATTGCTGTACCTCCTTATGTGTTTACTTCCTACATTGAAAAAACTGGAATTTATATCCAACTAACAATTTTGTCATCTTTATTTTTTTCTTAATATTTTTAGTTTATATTCAGCATATCAAAGGAGGAGATGTGGATGAAATCATATACAATTCCCATTATATTTTTTACTGTCGGTTTACTTTTGTTTGCAACTCATTCATTTGTCGGTTCTTATGTTGATTCAAACGGTTTTTTGATTGAACCAACATTCTTTTGTGTTCCTTTAGGTTATTTATCTTTTATGCTCTCCATTTTTACCGCAATATATAGTTTCACCAGAAATAAGTTCTACAAAAAATCAGCAAATTAAACGACCAATTGGTCGTTTTTTTTAGAGAGATATCTTCCTACTTCTTCCCCGTTACCGTAAATAGCACAATACTTTCTGGCATGTAATTTACTTCATATTTGTATTCATTTACTTTAACGCCTTCTAAATATTCAACCACATTCACATTCCAATTAGTCATATTCACAAGATGTCTTTTGTACTGTTTCTTTCCTGTTTCAACTAGAATAACGAGTTTATTTTTATCTTCCGTATCAACATCTGTCGTAGACTGTCTTTACATATCATACAAATAGATAAATCCATGGTGTCTCATGTTCTGAGTCACACCAAAAGCATTCAACCTCTTAGTTAACTTCTGGAATGAATTTCTTTTTTCTGCTCATGCTTACTCATTTCTTGTTTCAACCAAGCCTGATTTGATTTTGACTGTTTTTCTTTTCTCAAATTTTTCCTTTTAAGTGGATTGATTTTATTAGTTTTTTGAGAATAATCTTTTACCTCCACTACTTCGCCATTACTCACATAGGCAGCTAATTCTGCCATTTCCTTTGATTCATAACGTTTAGCTCCTTTTAAGTTAGGAACTCCATATCCTTCTGAATCGACATAACACATTGCTTTTACAACGTATGCCACACTTAACCCTCCAATAGCTAATTTCTAAATGCTCTGCGTACTGTATACGCTTCGTTAATGATTTTCTTTAACGTATCCGATGGATAGATTCGATGACTTGTATTCTTGGTATCTTGTTCATATAACCAAGCAAGCTGTGCTAGAGTATCATCATCAAGAGAAAATCTCGGTCTTTTCTTAGGTGTCCCACCTGTTTGCTTTGGCTGTCCCACCTACACGACTACTCCTTTTGGTTGATTTTCTAAATATTTCTGTAACCCTTGATAACACTCTTCGAATGACAAAAGAGAACATTTCATCTTTCGTACATGAAGCTCTTCCTTTTTCTTTTTTTCCTTTACCAAAATATGTTCCAGCTTTGTTCGGTCTACGTATAGCGCATAATAAACACGCAACTTACTCCAGCTTGAACGATCTTTTTTTATTTGGTCTTCGGTCAAATCTTTTAGCTGGCTATAAACTGCTTGCAAACATTGACGTTCATCACCTTGTTTGTATTCCCCCAGTTTTTTTACCAGTTTGAGATAGTTATATTCTTTCAAAATATCACCTCACGTTTAGAAAGGGACATCATCGTATCGATGCGCTTCTCTTTCTTTTCTGAGCCTTTCTTGTTCTTCATAGTCTGCCAACCATTTCGGGATAGGTTCTTTTCGTGTTACGTTACGACTTGGCTGAGAGTTAGAGAAAGTCCTTTGGCTCTTCTTCGCTTCCCAATCTTCTTTTGCTTGGACTGCCTCCTGTAACGTAGAAACATTGTTTGACTTCCACGTAGCAAGAATTTTATCCACGTATTTTTTTAACCCTTGCATTTCTACGCTATTCTCATAAGCAGATTGAAATGCAAATAAAATCATTTCTGATCCCCATTCACGAATCCACGGACCTAATGCGCCTTGCAAAATGCCAGTAGGTGGTTTTCCCCAAGATTTTTGAATGAACTCGTACACGCCCATATCTTCTTCATAATCTTTTATTTCATTTACTTTACTTTCTTTTTCTATTTCTCTTTCTATTTGTGTATTACGAACACCGTTAACTACAGTTGAAGTAGAGTTATTACCTCCATTAACTAAGTTATTGTCGTCATTAACTAGGTACTCTTTTTTTATGGATACTTCTTTTCGTTTTCTTGTTATTAATTTATATCTTTTTTGAATGCCATTTGATGTTAAAATTTGGTATTTTTCATACTTTTCCCGATTAAAAAATCCTACTTGAATCGCTTTAGATACAACTTCTTCTACTAGACCCTCTTTCGCCCCGACATCGTCAGCAACTAAGAACGCCGAATCTTCGTCCCACCGCAAGAAATACCCCATGTCTCCATAGATATAGCCGAGCAGGCAAAGTAGTATTTCACAAGTTTGTGATCCACACGACCTACGAATTTTTCGGTACTTAATATCTTTCAAAAAATCAACATCTAGTGAGTAGTAGTCAACGCCTTGTTTATATGGCCTTGCCACTTTATCACCTCCTTAGATAAGCGAGGGGAAACTCCCTCGCTATAGTGGTGGATTCATATCATCGAACAATGAATCCTGTTGTTCGTCTGTATTTGCTGTTTCTTCGTATTCATCAAACGCTGATGATACGTCTTCCACTTTTTCTGCTTCTTTACGTTCTGGTGTATCTTCTTCAACATTTGTATCGGATAAAATATCACCGTTCTCATTGATATCTTTTACGACATTTTCATCAGTTACCGTTGCTTTTTGCATTTCCACTGATAGAATTCCCCATTTACTCAACATATTTCTTAAAACAGTTTTTTTGGCCATTGCATCAAAATCCTTCTTCCAACCAAAGTCAGATTTACTAAACTTTCGTTTATGCAATTCAATTTCTTGCTTTGTCCAATAAACAGTTTTTTTGAACCCATTCAATAATTCAAAATATCCAACATACCCGATGACTTTGTCAGATAAACGACCTTCTGGATCAAATTCAAACTGTTCCGTCAATCGATTCCAACCTCTTAATTCGCCTTCATATACTTCGATAACATTCAAAGACTGATATTGACCCGAACGTTGTGCTAACTGTATATATCCTTTGTATCCTAACTGAAATTGGGCTTTTCCTTTATATGGAATAATCCATGCGTATCCTAAATTTTTGTCCACTGGTAAATCTAAGGAAGCGGCAACCATTGCACTAGTAACAATGCTCATTGAATCGACAGAAGATAAATAAGAATCGTTATTTACCAAATTTAATACACTTGCCATGAAACCATCAGATTTCTCTTTCAATACTTCTTTAAATTTATTTTTCATTGTCGGTGTATTCATTAGAGCTTTAAGCCCTAATTTAGAAGGATCCACTGCTTGATTGTTTTTTTCTGTTAGTTGATTCTTTAAATCTTTACTTGTTGCCATATCACTGAATCTCCTTTATCACTAATCTATTTGAAGTTGATAAGCTGTAAATTTCCTCATCTTTCATCACATTTGGATATTTCTCTGCTATTTTCTTCAAGTCTTTTCGTTTAGAAACGACTGATTTTAAACAAATAATCCGACTAGGTGTGATACCTGTAGAGGCATTCTTTATTCCAAGTTCCTGAATAATTTGATTGTCGATTTGTCGAATACTCTTCTCTAGTTCCTTCTTATTTTTGAGTAGCTCTTCTTTTTGATCGAGTAGAACATCATAATCGGCATGAAGCATAATTTCAGTTGAATCTAATTCCGAATAACGCTCTTTTAGAAAATCTGACGTTGCTTTACTTCCATCGATCAGTGGTTCTTCTCCGCCTATAATGTTCGTTTCCCAAAAATCAACTAGCCGTTCTGTGATGATGTCAATCAGTTCTTGATCTCGTTCAACTCGTTTCCATATAAATCTTTGACCACCAATCAACACAGCGATATAACAATAATCCTTGTTCAAAACATTCATATAATGTTGCACTTGACACAAATAACTAAGTGGCACTTCTTCCCCTTCCCACTCTTTGCTAAGAAATTGATTCGCTGTTTTACATTCAAGAATGGCATTTTCTCCTACTACATCACGGTCGATATTTGCTCTTAAGAATGGATGTAACGGATGTTCAAACACTTGGTTTCTTCTACGGACCTTTTTGCCTGTTCGTTCTTGAAATTCTTTGGCAACAACTTCTTCTAAAACATTTCCCCAATAAGCTGGTTCGCTCTCTGAATCTTTCAATTCAATTTGACCCGTTTTCTCAAGCCATAATTGATAAGGGGATCTGTATTTATTCAATCCAAGTACGGTTGCAACATCTGAACCACCAATACCTCTTTTGCGGTCTTCGAGCCATTCTTGATGGCTCATGTCTAAAGTTGATTTACTCATCTTCATCCTCCTCAATTTGTGGTCTTCCCCAATCAGGAGTGTTTAGGTATTGATCTAACGATGATTCAAAGTCATTCATTAAACATCATCTCCTTAGTAGCCTTGCATGCAGGACAATCACAATCATTAGTTCGCATACATTCTTTAAACTTATCGTTCATTAGTGTTAGTACAATTGTTTGCAAAGCAAATGTTCCACCAAATACAACAGTTGCTTCATCTGCACTTGGATCAATCGCCCCAAGAGTAATGGCTACATCACTTTCGTTACACTCATGCATTAGTTCTTCAATTAAATTTTTAATTTTTGGATTCATATGGTAAAATCTCCTTAGTTATGTTTTTTTATGTTACCGATTAGCGACGGCCATCGCTGGTCGGTCTTTTTTGTGTTGGCATTTTGAAACTTTCTCTTACAGCAGTAACAACTACTAAAGTTCCCCAATAAATTAGCGCATATGCCGGGTTGATACTTGTCAGTATGATTGCTACAAGACACATAAGCAAAGCGCTTTTGACAGTCATTTTAAAAACCGTTCTCATTGCTTCACATTCCTTTCTAATTAGTATTGCGTTCTTCCCATTCCTTCACTAACTCGAAGTCATACTGCAAAACACCTCGAACCCTTCGAGAAGGTAACGGATCATTTTTTGAATTCGTCCATTTAGAAATAGTAGCTAATGAGACACCGAAATATTCAGCAATATCTTTAGCTTTCTTCCAAACTCTTTCTTTCGGTTGCTTTTTTTGAACTAAAGGGACCACTCTTTCCATTTGTGAAATCTTCATTTTAATTCTCCTTTCATGTATCCTTGACTGATCCAATAAGTTAAACGCTGCTCGCTTAGTTGACGAATATCAATTCCAAGAATTTCGCATAGTACACTGATCAGAGTCACTTCAATCATGATCTCGTCTAAAAACTCATACGCATATGAAATGATTTGCTGACGATCCTCAGCGGTTAAATAATCCTCATTTTTGAGAAGAATTTTCTCAACTTCTTGTTTCTTTTGTTTTCGCTCATCGGATTCTATCATTTGAAGCTTATCTAGTGACGAGGGGTCTCTTCTATAAACATCTCCATCAATTGATTTAAATAATCCAAAAAATTTATGGATTACATGGAGAGTAAAATCTGAATCTCGAAAATGATCAGTTAAAGCTTGAGCATTTTCTAACGTCACAGGCTTAGTATTATGTGGTGTTGTCCAATCACTCAATGACTGTTGAGATACATTAACTTGCTTTGCTATTTCTTTCTTCGTTTTGCCACTCTTATTTATCACCTTGATTAATGATTCTCGAATGACAGCTGATTGTTTTAACAGTTTAAACACCTCAATTTCTTATTCGCCCATATATCAATACGAGCAATTTTTTTATATTATTACTTTAAAGAATCAAACAAAAGCTGTTTCATCTAATTCACGTTCAAGCTCTTTTTGAACTTCTTCAACTAAACGATTAAGTTGATCATCTGTAGCACACTTGATGACGTGAACTAGTCTAGGTCTTGCATCAAGTACGATGTTTATTTTTTCTTGGTGTGTTATAAAAATACCTCCTTGTTCTCTTTTTGTTCGCTCGCTTCTTTTGCTATTATTTTTTTAAAGGAGTGATTTTATTGTCTAAACCAATTGATAATGCACTGATTGAGGAAATTTCTATAATTTTAGCCGATGTACTCACAGGATCAAAAATTACTACAATGTTTCAATATTTGAATTTTAAAGATTTTGATCAAATTAATAACTTGCCTACTACTTCTACAAAATGGCGGAGATTAAACGAAACTATCTCCTATCATTGTTCAGTTTCAAAAAACGCTAAACCTTTGTTTAAAGTTACTCAATACGTCATGCAGCCACAAAAATTTATAGATAAGCCAGAATTATGGAAGTCTACTCTTAAAGCAATAAATTCAAAATTAATTTTCTATGGATTTGAATTAAATGATTCTGGAAAAATAATTCCCTCAGTAAGAGTTGATTCATTTTCAGAAGCTCAGAAACGTCTACTTTCGTTTCAAGACAAACTATCTGATTATGATATACATGAGCAAACCATGTTCTATTGCAAAGAAGAATTTCTAAAAGAAAATTATTTTCATGCAATATTTGAAGCTAGTAAAGGTTTATTAAATAGAGTACGTTCTATCTCAGAACTCACAGAAGATGGATCATTATTGATTGATAAAGCGTTTATTCTTAAAAGGCCAGTAATTCTGATTAAAAATAATATGCTGTCTACACTTACGGAAAAGAGCGAATACAACGGATTAAAAAGCTTATTAAATACAATTGTTTATTTATATAGAAATCCTCAAGCCCATGAACCAAAACTTTACAATCCAAAATCAGAAACAGATGCAATTACTGCTTTCACACTTATTTCACTTGCCCATCGTATTTTGGATAATTGCATCAATGTCCGTGATATATCTAGTAGTTAAATCTGTGAACTTAGCTGTTACCTCAGCTAATCTGATAACTCTGTTGGTAATATTGCTATTTTTATTTTCCTCTAATTTACCTAGTTCGACGGTCAACTTAGAATTTAGTTGCATTGTTGTATAAATTAAATCTGTTCTTAAATAATCAGCTCTACTCTTAGCTATAATTTCATTTTTTTCTTGTCGTGTCATTTGGCAATCTCCTATCTATTGTTTTTTGGCAATACTTCACTAAAAATAAAAAGCTTATCGAAATCTTTTTCAGATAAATCAAAAGCTTTAAGCAATTTCGGAATGAGTTCCCCACCGATTCCGCGATCTCCGTTTAGAATTCTATAAACTGTTGACGGAGCAACATTCATTCTTTTAGCAAGTGAATACGGATCATCTCCTTTTGATTGCATCAAGGAGCAGAGCTTTTCTTGCTTAAGCAAAGTTTTCATTTAATACACCTCCATTGCCTTATGACAATAATATAATACTAAATTTGTCTTTTGGCAACACTTTTTATTGACATAATGCAATTTTTTTTGATTTTATTGCCTATGGGCTATATCATTGATAAAGAAAGGGGTTTTATCATGGAGTTTGGAGAAAAACTAAAAAAATTGAGAACCTCTAGAGGATTAGGTGTTAACCAGTTGGCTTTAAAGTCAGGAGTGAGCGCTTCTCAAATATCAAGATTTGAAAAAGGCGAACGAAAAGATCCAACGCTTGAAACCTTAAAAAAATTATCTACTGCTCTCGGCGTTTCAATATCATATTTTGAAGAGAATTCACCAGTTAATGTAAATACGATTCCGGAATGGGCAGATGAAAATGATTTAATTGAGTTAGATAAAATGCTCGATTCCAACGTTAACATGGCTTATGGTGGTGAAACATTAACAGATGAAGAGAAACAACGGGTAAAAGATGTTTTAACTGGTCTATTTTGGGAATTTAGAAAAGAAGACAAAAGTAAAGAGAAGTGATTTTCTATGGAGATGGACGTAATTAGTCTAGTCGGTAGACTAAAACAAAAATATAATTCTGCTAATCCCTTTACTATTTGTGAAAAAATGGATATTCAAATTAGATACGTTCCCTTTTTGAATAACCCAAAGGGGCAATTTCAAGAATTATTAGGACGCTCAATTATTCTTCTAAATCACGAACTGAAATATTCTGAAGAACGGTTCTATATTTGCGCTCACGAACTTGGTCACGCTATATTTCATCGTGGGTTATCTAGCTATTACGTATCAACAAGAACATCCAGAAGTAAATCAGAAAGCGAAGCGAATTGCTTTGCCGCTAATCTCATTGTTTCTCTTTATAAAGAAGACAACGATAAATATCCTAGAAAAATTGAGGAATTAACAAATTTGTATGGGCTTCCTGAAAGTGTGTATAGATTTTTAATTTAATTGGCGACTATCACTGCTTGCCATTAAGTGGGAGTAAATTATTTTATTTTTGGAGGAAAAAATGAAAAAAAGTATTATGTTAGGTTTTGTTTTATCATCAGTAATTTTATTAGCAGCTTGTGAGGGAAAAAAAGAAGATACCGTTAGTTTAAGTACAAGCTCAATAGAACTTTCCACTAATTCTTCAACGAGGGAAACTGCTTCATCTGAAAAAATTGAAACAGCAATTGGAAAACGCAGTAACCCTGTACCGGTGGGTACAACTGCAACTTTTGATACTCAATATTATACTGAAGATGGAAGTAAAATTGAAACAAATGTATCGATGACTGTATCAAACGTTATCCGAGGGCAAGAAGCAATGAACTATCTAACGAGTGCAAATCAATTCAATGAAACTCCTCCTGCGGGGAAAGAATGGGTAATATTTGACGTAGTTATGAAATTGAATAAGGGGAGTCAAGACGATCCTTATTATGTAATGCCTAACTTTACACCTGTAAGTTCCAATGGTGAAGAAGTATCACAAGAAGCTTATGCTACTTTAAATGATGGTGAAGAATTCGGCTACAAGGATTTATATGAGGGAGGAACTCAAACTGGAAAAGTAGGAATATTAGTTCCAACTGGTGATGATACATTAATAGAATTTAATGATTTTAATACTAAATTATTCTTCAAACTTCAATAAAAAGAATAGCCTTCGGGCTTTTCTTTTTAGATATAAAAGAACATAAGTTCGTATTTTATTTTTGTTAGTACGAATCTTATCTAAATACACATTTTAATAAATATACCCAACTTGAAATATCTTACTATTGGGCATGAATTACGAAAGGATTGATTTTAATGGCCTCCATTAAAAAGTACTATTTAAAAAAATCAAAAGATTACCGTTATGAAGTCTATGTATCAAATGGGATTGATCCCGGGACAAAGTTACAAAAAAAAATTCATAAAAAAGGATTTAAAAGTTTTGAAGAAGCTGAAAAATTCGCAAAAATCATTGAGGGACAAATAGCTTCTGAAGAATATATACAAAATAATCCTAAGAAATTAACTATAGAAAAATTCATGGACGATTGGATTAATAACTATAAAATGAATGTTAAAGAAGGAACAAGAATAGTTCATAGGGCAAATATAAAAATGTACATCAATCCTTATATTGGAAAATATAAACTAGAGAAATATACTAGAGCTGATCATCAAAGATTCATCAATCAGTTACTTACTAAAAAGGGTTTAGGTAGAACTAAGGAAGGTCTCTCAGTAACAACAGCCAAAAGTATCAATGCCACTCTTAGCAATGCTTTCAAAAAAGCTATTCAGTTAGGATATATAAAGAATAACCCTACTAGTTTTGTTGAGTTTCCAAGAAATCTATCTGATAAAAAGAAAGTTAAATATTATACTTTTGATCAATCTGAACTATTTCTCGAATTTGCCAAAAAAGAGAAATCATTTATATGGTATCCCTTTTTTCTTATTATATTTGATCAAGGATTGCGAAAATCAGAAGCTTTAGGGCTACAATGGGCTGATATTGATTTTTCTCAGAATACACTTAATATCAATCGTGAACGACTTGGGGCTGCTGAAAAAGGACCTAACAAAGGTTTAATTATTACAGATGACACAAAAACCCCATCTGGTACACGATCATTGCCTATGACAAAACGAGTAAAGAAAGCCTTATTGACTTTAAGAAATCAAGTAATAAAAGAATTTGGTTTTTTACCTGAAACAGATGACCACGAAGCATTTATTTTTATAAATACTTACGGTAAAAATAAAGGTATTCCAATAAGAGATCGAACCGTTAACGGTGCTTCTCATAGAATTGAAAAACGTGCCAATCTCCCCCACATAACTGTGCATGATGGTAGACATACTTTTGCAGCTAGAACGAGACAAGCAGGAATACCTTTAGAAGATATCAAAGATTTTTTAGGACATAAAGATGTTTCTACTACACAAGTCTATGCCCATATTTCTCCCGAAGTAAAAAAAAGATCCATGAATCAACTAGAAAACTATATAGAAGAGCAAATAAAAAAGCACTCAAATTGA